CATTAACACCGTAAGCACCATTCCTCATGGCACACTGTATAAACCTGCTCCCCGTAGGTGCAGGCTATTCTGAGGCATCGCAGTAGCCAAACCCTCAACTCATTGGTATTGCGTATCCAGAAGGTCCGAGGCCTCAGCCACGATTTTTAATCCAACCATCAACACACCTCCGAGAGAAGTGAGCTACCGTCTGCGTTCAATCCAGCCGGTTAACTATGCTCAGCGTATCGTCTAGCCTTTAGTGGGCTACATGCTGAGTCACGGTTGCAATGATAGTCTTTGCTTCTAGCTGAGCCCTAAGCCGTAGCGTACGTTATGTACAAACCCATCGACTAAGCCAGAGCCTAAGACCCAGCTAGAAGCACTATCACCACAACATCAGATTGTTAAGGAACCTTAGACATGTAACAGGGCGATACCTGTGTGTCTGGTTGCAACTAGCTACTAGGTAGCTTGCTGCAGTGTCGCTATCTTAGCGCACTTCCTAACAGCCTGTCAAGCACTATTTGCTAACCCTCTCATTCGTTCCGCCGACACTGCTAATAGATGCAGTAAGAAGGCTTACTAGCTCCGAGAGGGCTAGCGTACTTGACAGATTGTTAAGGAGCTTTGCTTGCAGTGCGATAACTGACAACCCGTAATGTACTCGTTTGACAGATACATGCAAGAGCTATTGTGTAACAGGCTGTAAGCCGTGCGCTAGCCCTGAGTCGGAGACTCTAAGCCTCTATAGGCCTTCTATCAGCCTTGTCCTCTAGTCTCATCCTCTATAGCTCTGTCCTAGCTCTCATGCTCTGAGCTGGTCCTCTAGCCTTCTAGCTCTGCCTGTCCTACTAGGCCTTGCTGCTCTCCTAGTCCTATCAGCTATCTCGGTAGGCTGGTCCTCTCACCTTGTCCTACTAGCTTGGTCCTCTAGCCTTCTAGCTCTGCCTGTCCTGTAGTCCTGTCCATCCGGCTGGTCCTCTGGGCTCCCACTGGCTCCGCACCCGGAGGATGCAAGGTCTTATCAATCGGAGATTGCAGGCTTTCTTATCTGCTCTGCTCGTCGGCACGATAGATGCAGACTACCAAGAGGTATAGCAGCTAGGCCTGACAGCAGAATTGTTAGGTTGTAGGGACAGCATACCGACTGGTAGGTTGTAGTACATGTACCGGATCAACTGTCGGACAGCGCCTACGCATAGGCCTTAGTCCTCGGCCTCTCAGGCAGGCATGCGCAGCCAGCTAGCCGAGCAAAACAGATGCCCTCGCTCCCGCGCCAGCCCTGCGCCCCGCAGCAATGCCTCTGCCAGCCCCGGAATGGCCCCTTCCAGCCCTTTTCCAGCCTCGGACAGGCCGACATACCAGCCTGACGCGCACGCCTGCTGTAGGGCCTGTGGCACGCCCACGCATACAGCCCCGTAGAGCGCCTGTCGCAGCCTGCCGCACCCAGCATATCGACCAGCCTCCCGCAGGCCCGGCATGAGGCTGTGGCAGCCCCGCAGATAGGCACGCGCCCGCGCTACTCGCACGCGATATAGCCGCCCGCATCACGCTCGCATGACAGGCACGCGGGCAGGCCCACGGGGGAACACGCGCAGGCGTCGGTCGGAGGTCTCCCCTCGCTATTGCACAACAAAATTAGACTTCCTGACAGGCTTGGTCCCTAAGCCATGCAGGACTGCTCCTACAGCAGCGTAAGACTAAGGCTTGCTTACATGCTTGTTACAGGTTACAGGCTGTTACATCTCTAAGGATCGTTAAGGATGTAACAGGTAAGGGTCCTTACTGCAGCCCGGCGATCAGCAAGGTAGCTGCTGCGGTAGCCAGGGCCAGGGTTGTGCCATAGTTGTAGGTCAGCTCCACGGGCGTGAAGCCATCGGGCTTGGTGTCCGGGAGGATGATGCCCACGACTTGGCCGTTGGTGTCGTAGATGAACTGGACGCGGACGCCCAGGATAGTGGTTTCGGTCAAAGGTACTCCCATGCCGTGCCGTTAAACACGATTGTTTTCTTGGTGCCGCTGAGGAGCGGTATTGTCCCGCCAACGACGCCGTTGAGATTGAGGCCTACGAGGTTAAGTACGCCCGTAAACATGATGTCGTACTGCATCCCAGGCCATGCTCCAGCCACCGCCGGTGTTATGCCTGCGGCTACCCCGCTTATGGTGCCCACGGCCCGCACTAAGGGGCCTGTCCGCAGAGGCTGCAGGATGAGGGACGATCCACCGGCTAGGGTGTATTGGTTGTAGCCATCATTGCGCACGGGCTTCCAGCGATACTGCGTCCCGAAGGCGTAGCAGAGCACTAAGTCCGTGGCATTGCCGAAGAGGTCCGTGACCCGAGCGTATGCGCCCACCAGATCGAGGGTGGGAACTGGCAGTCCGCCCGTAGTGCCCTGATCCGCCATGACACTGTAGGTGCCCGGCAGGATATTCACCGGGGACACTAGCGAGGAGACTACGCCGCTCACTTGTAGTAGCCAGCCAGGAAGGCAGTGGCGCTCTTGGTGGTCGTCACCGGGCCGGCACTGGAGAAGACCAGCGTAAAGCCCGTGCTGAAAGCCAGCGGGTTGGGGAAGGTGAACAGGAGGCCGGCGTTAGCGCCGATAGGCAGGACTGCCACCGGGACCGGGGTCGTACCGTCTGCCGGGATGGCTGCCAAGTCGTAGACCTGGACGAAGCCCGCCGCCGTCGAGAAGGCATTGAAGCCATGAGCGAGGCAGGGGCCTACCTTGACCACCAGACCGGAGGCTGGGTTAGCCCCGGAGTTGGTAGCCTGGATGCCGGAGGCCTGTGCCTGGGCAGCCGTGGTAGGGGACGTGCCAGCAACCTGCTTGACCAGCAGGGCGCCAGTGCCCGAGTCTACCGTGGCGACCTTGTCGTGCAGCCCGGTAACGGAGTCTTTGCCGCGAAGGCTCATTGTGATTCCTTAGCCCATGCACGTAACGCACGCTTGTCGTCGTTGCATAGGTCGATGTCTGCACCTCGGCCCAGGTAGGCCTTAGCGAGAGCTTGGTTAGTACGTTCCGTTAGCTCGGTCCTATGACAATCCTCCAGCAGGGCAGCCGGAGGAAGGACCTTAACTACGGTAGCAGCGCAGCCGGTGAGGGCAAGCGCCAGAAAAAGAGCGGTGTATTTCACTTTTCCGGTCCACGAGAAGGGGCCTGCAGCGCGTCAAAAACCGAATCCGGTAGCTGAGTATCGCTCCAGGCTGAATCGCGCTGTAGGGCCTGTGAGAGGCCTTCCTGGGCCTGGGCGGATTTCAGCCCCGTGGCCGCACGATCCTTGCCCCAGGCGGCCAGTGTACGGTCTGCGATTTTCAGCGCGTCCTGGGCCTGCTTCCGGCCCTGCACGGCGGCGTCTCGCGCGGCCTCGGTGGTCGCCAGCCTGGATGCCGTGCCGTAAAGCAGCACACCCAGCACGATAGCCACTAAGGCGGCGCCTGCAGCGAGGTAGGCCATGAGCCTATCCATGTGCCAGCTCCAGCCCCAGCGTAGCCAGGAAGTCGAAGGCGGGCGCCTCGGTCACATAGCACTGAGACAGGATCGCAGTGCAGTCCTCCAGCGATACGGGCAAGCCCGCAGCTTCGCAGGTAGCGTGCATCACGGCCGGGCTCTCCAGCAAGGCGGCGAAGCCATCCTCGATAGGGCCCGATGATATGTAGTGCGAGGGCTCCGTCTCGCCGATAGGCGCAAGGGGCGTGTCGAACATGCCCTTGCCTGCCTCTCCCGCTAGCGCAGAGCAGAGGCCACGGACCATAGGGGCCAGGGCAGTCGGCACGATGAGGGTGCGGAACACGTACATCAGAACACCTGCCCGGCCTTCTGGCCTATGAACTGCTCGACCACCAGGGATTCCGTGGCAGTGACGCTCTTGCCCACGATTGCGCCGCCGTAGAAGGCGACGTTAACGGGGTCAGCGGGCTTGCCCCGGCGGCCGAGGTACAGGACCGCGTTAGCGAACGTGCCCGGATTACCCGTGACCTTCAACGGCGCGGGGTTCGGGATGAACTGACCGTTAACACGGACGATCTTCTGCTCGGCGTTCGTGGTCTTAGTGAGGTCCCACATCGCCGTAAGCGTGAACAGCGTGCCGATGGGCCCGATGGTGAAGATACCGTCGTTCTGCGGCAGCGCCGAGCCCCGGATGTTGGCCGTGATGGCCGTACCCGAGCTGGCGATATACATGTTGAAGCTGCCGTTGATGTTGTCCGGGTCGGGCGTAAGCTCGAACAGGGCACCGGAGGCCGATCCCAGGTTCTTGAACGCAATGGCCGCCATCATCTGAGCACCCGCCCAGAGGCCCGAGGTACTGTAGAGGTTGTCGTCGATCCCGTCGAACTGCAGGAAGTAGTAGCCGTTAGCGTCACGCTGGAGGGTGGGGCGCTGGGCTGTGGTCGTGTTGAAGAGGTCACGGCCCCGGCCGCTCTTGTCCTTGATGAGGCCCACGAAGTCCCCGACAGCGGTAACCGGGATGGTGCCCGCGCTGTCCTGGAACATGGTCGAGAAGTCCGAGGGGTCCCACCAGCCGCCGAGAATGCCATCCAGCCAGATGCGGGCCATAGCGCTGATGGCCGTGATGTTGGAGTGGAACATAGCGGACATTAGGACTTATCCCCTCGCAGGATGTAGGTGTTCGTCCCGGTGTTGATGAGCGCTGCGAAGAAGGGCGTAACGCCGCTCTGCCGCTGATCCAGGATGGTAACGCCCGAAGCGGGGGTGACCGTCAGCACGCCGGTGCCCTGGAACTGGACGCCGAAGCCGGGGTTGAGGCCCGTGGGCACCGTGGCCGTTTGGGCGGCGCTGAGCGTCTGCAGGCTGCGGCTGTCAGCTTGCACCAGGGTGCGGGAGGTGAAGGCGGAGGGGACACCATCGGCCTGCTCTTGGGTAACCTGGGCAGCCGTGAGGCCCGAGGCGGGGATGCCGGCGCGAGCAGCGGCCAGCGCCTGCGCATCCGTGTAGGGCGTGCCGCCCGTGCCGCCGCCATCGACGACGAACTGCGCGGCCTGCCCTACGCCCTTGAGGCGGTAGAGGGTGCCGTTGTCCGTGCCCGTCGAGGACAGCAGTACGACGGTGCCAGCGGGATAGCTGACGTTGTTGTCGAGGATCGCTTGGTTGAGCGTCGCGATCTCGGTGAGGGTCAAGGGCGTTTGGATGCTCTTGACGAAGTAGTTATGGCCTGCTGGCATTTGTTCCTCTGAATAGGTTGGTTTCCCATTGCCGCCGCTCGATGAGCCCGAAGCACTGGTTACTGCGAATACGGCAGTCCTTGCCGTTGGCGTAGACCCACCTGTTGAACTCATTACTAGCAGCAACGAAGTTCCCCGCGTTCGTAAGCCGGAGGAGGGAGCTGTTAGCAAGGTTCGTGATACCGGCGTTGTAGCCGAAGTCTACGAGGGCATCGAACTGTCCCTGCGTCACGCGCACCCGGAGGAGGGCGTTAACGGAGGCAGCAGTCTTGGCGAGGTCTTCGCGTAGCTGCTGGTCGCACTCTGGCTTGGTCCGCACGGTGCCGATCCTAGCCCCTTGCAGTCGTCCATAACAGGAAGTTGCTAGCTTAGGGTTCGCGGGATCAGGGAAGTCAACCAGTTGGAGGCTTTCCCGTGCTGTGAGGCCTGCGATCAGAGCGACCGAGACCTGGAGGACTCGATCACGGGTGCTCATTAGTAGGTGCCGGCAGAGGTAGCCTGGGCCGCGAAGCTAGCCAGGGCGATGGCGTTCAGGCCGCGCACGTTGGTAGCAGCACCCGGCTGGGTGTAGGCCACGGTGTTGACCGTCGAGGTGAGGTCGCCCTGCAGATGCAGGATGATGTCCGGGCCGTCGATCTCCACGCGCACGATGGTGCCCGTCTGGATGGCGAACGCTGTGGTCGGGGGCACGAAGCCCTTGTCCAGCTCGGCCGAGGTGCGGATGGTGATCCGGCGCGGACGCGAGAGGTTGATGGTCTGGGACACGCGGGTCGGGGCGACGGTGTTGACGAAGGCAGCGATGGCCGAGCGGCAGGCGATCAGGAAGGCGTCCAGCTGGGTAGCCAGGATCGACGTGCCGCCGGACTGGCCGGCATTGATCTCGACGGCCGAGATAGCCTTGGACATCACGGTACGGAGGACGATGCCTTGGGAGAGGCGACCGGGGGAGGGGAGGGTATCAACGCGCATAGCGATTCCTTAGTGAGGGGCGGGGCTGGGCCCGGCGTCTGTCGAGGGGTGATGCGGTACGGGAGGGGTTCTCGTAACGGCCATAGCCCAGGGGGTCCTTGATGGACTCCTTATAGGCTTTCTCTTGGAGGGCTTTCACCTCCTTAGCTTGGTCCTTGGCGATAGCCTCGGAGTAGTGGCGGACTAGACCTTCCAGCGCGTCGAGCCTGTCGTCATGCACGAGGGCATTACGGGCCATGCTGACGTGAGACATCTGGTAGAAGAGGCTGTACGTCAGGCGCAGGGTGGGCGAGTACCGCACGATGCTGGCAGCGTCCTCCTCGATCACGTTGTCCGTGATGATGAGGGCACCGCGCCCCATGACAGGGGCCAGCGTGTTGATGATCCGCGCCTCCTTCTGGCCGGTGACGAGGTCATCGGCTAGCTGGCACTGGAGCTTCTGCCGCAGGATGGGCTGGAACACGGCACGGAAAGCACCGAAGCCCATGTTCTTTTCAATCGTAACCCCGTCCAGCGGATAGGCAGCTAGTATGTCAGCAAGCCTCTCCAGCGTCGGCAGATCGTAACCACCGGGAAGACCCCCAGCAGAGAGCAGATACACATTACCATTGAGGAACCCCCCAATAGCATACGCGGTTTCGTCGGCATTGGCGCCGCCTGGGGCAGGGTCGATGTAGGCCCAATAGCTCTGCAGCTTAGCGGTCTCTTGACTGCAGCGCAGGGGCCGCGCCACCTTGAAGGCGAAGTCCGCGACGGACTTGTCCACTTGGTAGCTGACATCGGGACCACGGATAACCTCCAAGGGCATCTGCTCATTCTGGGCTACCAGAACTAGGCGCTCCGGCTTCAACGGGTGCCGCATACTGTCCATGAGGGCAGTGTTAAGCATGTGCTGGAGCTGGAAGTAAGCAGGGCCCTGGTTAAGCTCGGTCTTCTGCAGGGACTCCTCGGACTTGAGGATCGGGTCGATAGCCTGCCCTTGATCGCCCAGGCCGCCGCCATGCTTGGCGAGACTCGGGTCCCGCGCTAGGCGCTGGGTGATGATCGGGGCGAGGTTGCCGCCATAGTGCTCCATCTGCTCCGGCGTGGGGAATCGCCCCGGCCAGATGCGCAAGCTGACACCCCGAGAGGGCAGCGTGTTGTAGATGGACTCCATAGACTGCGGCGTGCCGAGCCAGATGATCCGCCCGTTAGAGCAGATGGAGGTGAAGTCCTTGGTGAGGTTGAGCAGCTTGGCCCGCTGCACCGGGGTGGCGGAGTTCTTGCTGGATTCAACGTCGTCGGGGATAAGCAGGTCGGCCCGCTTACCCTGCAGGTTGGAGTCGATACCGACGCAGGCCACCGAAGGGGACTTGTCGATACCCTTCAAGCTATGGTGTACGTCGAAGGCGTCTACCGAGGTGCGGTCACCGGCCATCTTGTCCGGGCGCATGCACTCCAGGACATCGACGTTCATAATGATCCGCACGATGAGGGTGCTGATCTCCACGGCCTGCGTGCCACCGGCTGAGATAATCAGGATACGGTGGGCGGGGCTATGGATCAGGCACCAGACAGCGAAGGCCGCAGCAATGGTGGTCTTAGCTTGCCCGCGCTGTGCCTGCACCATGAGGTGCTGCGGGCCATAGACCATGTAGCCTGCGATGTCTCGCTGGATGTCAGTCGTGCTGAAACCCAGCTCGGTCATCACGTCTTCGAGGAAGGGGATAAACTCGCGGTAGTGCGCCTGTACCTGCTCCAGCATCTGCCACCGGATGTGGCTTAGCTGGGCTGTCTCGCGTGCCTTCACTGCGGGAAGCCGCCGAGGCCGCTACCCTGCCAGTCCTCGAAAGCCTTGGCAGCTTCCTGCACGGCCTTCGGGTTGATGGGCTGCTTACGCTTCTGTCGAAGCTGCTCGGCCAAACCGTCGAGCGCAGCGTTCTTGCTGGGGTTGGCGGTGATGTTGTTGTTCTTGAGGAAGGCAATGGCCGCAGCCAGATAGGCCGGGCTGGGCGGGAGGACCTGCTCCTCGCCTTCCTCGTCCTTGGTGATGACGCCCTGCACGCATGCGGTCAGGGTGACGGCTACCTGCCGGTGAAGCTCACCGAGGGCTTCTTCGCTGGCTGCGCTCATAAAGCTCCTTGAGATAGGGGAAGACCTTGTCCTTCACGAGGAAGAACGCCTGCACGATAACGCAGAAGGCCGAGAGCCACAGAATCAACTGAGGCAGGGTGAGGCCGCCAATGGCGGCCGCGAGGATACTGGTAGGCGGGGTGGCCTTAGCCAGTTCCAATCCCACCTCGATTGAAGTGTTGCTCATGTTATACCCAGGTAAGGCTGGTGCCGGGGCCCGCCTTGGGGTTACCGATGACGATGTCATAGGCAGTGCTAGCCAGCACCGTAGCGGTGCGGTCGTAGGCCAAGGTCAGGCTGTTGGTGGTGTTGCTGACGATCAGGTAGTAGAGGTCATTGACCTTGTCCCACACGAACATCTGCGCGTGCGCGTTAGCCACGAGGGTGTCGCTGACGGCTACCGTGGTCAGGCCGGTGGCGCTGACGAAGGTGCCGACTGCCGAGGTGCGCGTTACGGTGCGCGAGAGGGCAGCGAGGCGGGTGGTTACGCGAGCCGATCCGTAGTTGACGGCGGTAAGCTGGATGTCCACTCGCACGCCATCGACATCGTCGAACTTGGCGAAGCACATACCGTTGGGCACGGCCGCGCCCGGCAGGAGCCGGAAGCGGATGAGGGCGCCAGCTTGCAGGGTGACGATTGCCAGGGCAGCGCCGGTGACGGAGTTGACCAGGAAGCATCCCGTGTAGCGGTCATTCAGCGTAGGCGCAGCGTAAGCCGTGCCATTCCAGTCCGTCAGGGAAGCCTGATAGACGCCGGGCTCGACCACGAACGCGCCAGCCACGGTTACCCGACCGTCATTGCCCGCAGCCGGCTTGACGAAGTTGTCAGGCGCGAGCAGGGACATGATAGCTGGGGTCACGTTGGCGGGGTTGTTGATGGACCCGAGGTTCACGATGCCGCGCATGCGGACGTAAGGCTTGGGGATCACGCCAGGACTGAGGCCGAACAGCACGCCCAAGACGTAGGCGGCCGAAGTAGACTTAACCAGACAGTCAGACTGACCGTTCTGGATACGGCCCTCGTAGTCCAGCACGCCAGAGCCGATGACCTCCAGGGGGGCCGAACGGTAGCCTGTGAGCAAGAACTTGCGGAAGGTGGCATCCCCGGAATCCACGACCACGAAGGCGCGGGTAGTCAGGATGTCAGCCGTAGCCGAGCCGCCGTCGATCTTGCCGGCTTCCACGGTAACGCTGCTTGCACCATCGACGTACAGGCCGACCCCGCGAGGGGACTCCTGCCGGAAGATGATGAAGTGGATGTTATTGCTGGTCGGGCCGACATAGGCTACTGCGCCGTCCTTCGCCGGGTACGGGGTAACGCCGTCATCGTAGAACTTGCGCCCGCCGATGAAGATGTTGACCCGCTCGATGGCGCTGTCCTGGGACTCCGTGATACGGATGACCTGGGTGTCCTGGATGTTCTGAGCGTGGATGTCGTGGGCGTAGAAGTCCCCGGTGCCGTGCAGCCGCAGGAGAGCCTTGCGCTTCTTGCCCTGCAGGTTGATGTTGCCGATCTCTGCACCGTCCGTGCTGGAGCCGCCGAGGCCCTGGCCCTTGAGGTTGATGCCGTAGTCCTGGGAGCCGTCGCCGGGGTCCGAGCCAGGGGACAGGAACACGAACGCGCTGCGGGAGCTGTGCTTGCCGACCAGCCCGCCGCGATCCACCGTGATCTCTTTGGCGATGCCGTAGGCACCCATAGGAACAGTGATCGGGCCGACGTTGTCAGCGATGCCTTGGAGCAGCGCGGCGTTGAAGCCGGCCGTCTGGTCGAGGCCGCTATCCGGGATCACACCCTTGACCGTTACGTCCAGGCCGTTGCGCTGTGCAGCAACCCGGCCGTTGGAGAAGGCGAGGGCAGCGGCAGAGCCAGCCGCCGTACCTGCCGCACTGCCGGCCGTAGCCGCATCGAACTGCAGGAGGAGCCTACCATCCTGGGCCTCGGCCGCAGCGTAGATAGCTTGGCGGGCGTTGGTGTCCAGGGTGGGGAAGTTGAGGTAGCCCTTGTCCGCGAAGTTAACGAGGGGCGCACTCTTGGGCGTATCCCGGAAGATCGTGAGCACGGCGCCTGCCGGGACGGGCGGGGAGATGACTACCTGGGCGGTGCCCTGGAAGCTGAGGGTGACCGGAGTCGTGACACCGGCGAGCAGGTAGTTGGCCTGAACGTGCGCGGGTGCGATGTAGGGGAACGAGATGTCCCAGACGGTGTTGGTGCCGTCGGCCACATAGCTAGTCTGACTCAGGAGTTGCCGAATAGGACTAGGCATATGGTCTCCATAGATAAGAAGGAAACCCCGGCCGGTTAGGGCCAGGGCTGTAGTACAAGTACTGTGTCAATTCCCCAACGAGTTAACGAAGGGAATGAGGTATGGCAGGCGTGCGAAGAAACCCTCTCGCACGAACCCGTGAACGTCTGTGCCGTCCTTAGTGTCCTGCACTGCGCCCCAGAGCTTGTCGATCTTACCGAGGGCGGGTGCCGCAAGGTTACCGACGAGTTGGGTGTTAGTGCCAGATCGCCCGCCCGTGACCGCGCCGCTGCCCGTGAGGGAAGTGGTCAGGTCCAGGAAGTCACCGGCAAGGCCGGCGGTTGCGATGTAGTTAGTGCTGGCGCGGGCGATAGCCCCTGCACTGAGCATGCGCTCCAAGTAGTCCTCTTGGTCGGCCCTGCCGATAGAAGCCAAGTACGTGCGAGCCATGTAGATAGGCGCGGCTGCCGACATCGCCGCGATGGTGATACCTGCCGCCCCTGCCAGTCCCCGGTTGCCCTGCTGCCTATTCCACTGCTTGTCGATAGCCGTGATGGAGAAGGAGCGGAACTGCGTCAGCCCCCGAAGGTAGCTGCTGTGTACGTACTTCCCGGTCTCGCCGATGAACGTGCCCTGGATGATCTGGCTGGTGCCGCGATGCACGGCCTGGACTAGCTGGTTAGCCGCCTCCAGGTCGGTAGCAGCGCTAAGGTCGAAGCCGCCGTTCTTGCGAATGGCAGGCATGTCGTCCTTGAGGCGCTTGAGGACATCATCGCTGATGCCCATGTCCCGCATGTGGAAGTCGTTGGTGCCCTTCTCCAGGTGGAAGGCCACGCGCTTGACGATCTCCTCGGCCACCCCGCGCTGCTGCACGGAGTTGATGGCACGCCAGAAGCTGAGCTTCCCTTGAAGATGACCGGCACCCCGGAGGAGCTTGTCCCCGAAGTGAACGGTATCCGCACCCATCGTGTGAACGGGTGCATCGGGCATGTCGTAGGGGAAGACCAGCTTGTAGCTATCCGTGCCGAACTCCGCGCCGCCGAACTTCTCGATGTCCTTGAGCCAGGGGTTATCCACCTTCATGCCCTTGGACAGCTTGAGAATCTCGCTACGCAGCCGGCCGAAGCTAGCTACGTTGGACAAGGCACTCTTCACGCCGAGGGTCATGGCTACGTTAATCATCTCGCCGAGCTGGTTGAAGCCCATACCGCCGAGACTCATCACGGAGTTAGCCTGGAGGGCCCGGTCCACGAACTTGTTTTGCACGCCGAACGGGGTCCCGAGGAACTCGGCTGCCACCTGATCGAAGGCTTCCACCTCGCGGGCAGCAGCTTGCGTGCTAACGTCGCCGTAGCCCATAGCCCGGCGCAGCAGAGCGAGGCCCGGCTTGCCGAACACACCATGCTGCGAGAGCGCCACCTCGCCGCTGACCCGCTGCGACTGCCCGCGCACGAGGCCGAGCATGTTGGTATCGAAGAGGTCCAGCAGGCGAAAGGCGTTCTCGCCCTCGCCGTGAGTCTGGCGCAGGTCGAAGTCCAGGCGCTTCTTGGTGTGGTTAGCACCGCCGCTCGCATAGCGCTTCATCATCGCGTCAATCTCAGGGCGGGGCATGTCCATTGCCTCCAGGGCCTCGCGCACCACGTCAGCCGCGCCGGTCTGGTGCAGGCCCATAGGCGCGTCGAAGCCACCGAGGGCCCGCTGGTTCACGCGGTCCAGGTACTTGCTGGCGAGGTTGTCCGCGAAGGTCGGGTCGAAGCCGCTGCCCTGGATGAACTGGTCCGTCAGTGCGCCGTGGAGGGCACGCTTCTGGTCCAGCGTCAGGGAGCGCACCTTGTCCGCACGCATGCGGTGAGGCATGTAGCCCGTGCTGCTCTCGGGGAGCGCCTGCCAGCCGATGGTCTTGTTGTCCACCTGCAGCATACGCGCCCGCTCGAAGGCCTGCTCCATAGCGTCGGCCGCGCCGCGCACCTCGTCGCCGAAGTCCGTGCGCTCGCCAGGGTAGCGGCGCTGCTCGATCTCCTCTGCCACGAGACGGTTGAACTCCGTCTTCTTCTTGTCCGTCAGGAACTCGCTGACAACGTCGCCACCTTGCTTCTTGTGCCAGAGCTTGAAGCTATGGTCCAGGTCGTTAATGGTGTTGCCGACGATAGCCCGCTCGTGCATGAACTTGGCGATAGACGCCGAGCTACGCCGACCGACTGCGCCGCCGCCATTCTCCAGCAGCTCGCTTGCCACCATACGGACGACCGGGTTCTTAGACCGGAGCATCTGGTTGGAGGTAGCGTCGAAGCTATCGAACTTGGATAGCAGCGTGGAGAGGCGCTTCTCGTCCACGGGGTTAGCCAGGGCCCAGGCATCGGCCTTCTTGTAGAGGGCCAGGATGCTGGTAGCCTCAGCTCGCTCCGTGGCAGTGCCCATCGGCAGAACGTCCAAGCCGTACTTGCGGGCGATGGGGTCCTCGATGTGCGCCTTGACACCGTCCACCAGCTTGGCCGGCAGGTCTGCCGAGGTGGCTACTTGCTCGACCGTGGGCAGCTTGAGGTTGTCCGGCATCTGCGCCTCGCTAGCGACCTTCTTCACGTAGCTGCCCTTGAGGACCTCTTGGAAGAACTCGTCGGTAGCGTGCGCGGACTTGAGGACGCCCTTGCTCACCAGCTTCTGCACGTAGGCCATGACAGCCCGGAGGCCGTTCATCACTTGGTCGATCACGCCGGTGGACAGCTTGCCGTACTGGCCTGCCATCAGCCGCGCTTGGAAGTGCTTGACGAACTGCTCGGCGATGTACTCGTTCTTGGCGAGGTTGTAGCCCGTGGGCTTGGGCACCGCCCCGGCGTTGAGGTCCTTAGCCACGGGGTTAGTCGCGGCCCAGCGCTGCACCCAGGCGTCAGGGTTGCCGGCCTTGGCCTGCTGCGCGAACTCCAGCCAGCCCTTATCGATGCCCTTGATAAGCTCGACCGGGGCGCTCGGGGCGTACTGCTGGTAGATCGCATGGCCCAGCTCGTGCAGGGCGCTATGGTCCAGCTTGCCGTCCTTGATGGCGATGATGTGCGTATCGCCTACCGACATGACGGAACCGTTGGCGCCTGCGTTGGCGCCCTTGCCCACGACGATGCGGCTGTTCGGGAGGTACTCTGCAGCAACCTCTTCGATCAGCTTGCTCATCTTGCCGAAGGTGGGGTCCTCGCTGACGGCCTTGGTGAAGTGGACGCCTTCCGGCAGGGCCCGCGCAGTGGCGAGGTCCAGCTCCCCGTCCATCATCTTCTTGGCCTGCTGGGCCCACGCCGGGTTGTTCTCGGCATGGATGGCCCGCTGGGCTTGGTAGGTCGGGTCCTCGAAGGGCTGGTTCATCAGCGGGCCGCCCTCGCGCACGATCTCCTCACGGGTCTGCAGCGGCGCGGGCTCTGCGGGTGCCGGGGCTTCTGCCTTGGGTGCAGCAACGCCGTCACCCTCGGGCAGTGCTTCCGGGGCGTCCTGGCCTGCGTTGAGCTTGCGCTCCTCGGGCACGGCGCTGGTCCGGCTAGCTATCTCCGACCGCACGCCCTCTGCCTCCAGGCGCTTGGCCTCGCCTGCGATGTCGTCCGGCGTTGCACCGGCCGGCAGGTTCTTTTCAGCCTTGGCGAACAGGGCTTCCTTCTGGGCAACGGCTGCCTTGTAGATAGCCAGCCCGCGCTCTGCCTCAGCAGCCGCGTCGGCCATCTTGCCCAGGCCCTTGCCCTGCAGAAGGGGATTCAGCGCACCGCCGGCCACCGCGAAGGCGTACTGCTCCAGGCCCTGATGCTGGCCCATCGCATCCAGGGCAGCGGTAGTCAGTACGTTACCGACTACGCCTTCACCAAAAGACGAGGCAAGGGCCGCGCCTTTGCTGCCGCCTTGGGCCAGGGCGTATGCCCCAACACCGAGGCCACGGAAGCCGAGACTCGCCAAGCCGCCACTGACGACACCGGAGGGAAGACCCGCGAGGAGGGCGGCACCGATGCCGAAGACGGAGCCATTGCGGAAGGTAGTTGCATCTTGTTCCCTCTGGTAGGATTGATCGAACAGCACGCGCTGCAGTTGCTTCTCGCTGGACACGGTCTGCAGCTCGCGCTGCTCCCACTTGTCCTTGCCTTCAAGCAGCTTGGGGTCGAGCTTGAAGTTGGCGTCGGCAGGCTCGGGGTCCCGGAGGATTGCCTTAGCCGCGACCATGAGGACATCGCTGTTCATCGCTGCCTTGGTGGCATCGTAGAAGGAGGTCTCGTCCTTGAGCTTCTGGGCCGCCTTCTGCTTGCCTTCCAAGTTGATCTGGCTGGCGGCGAAGGGGTCGAAGTCCGGGGCGCCGATGGTCGGGGTCAGCGAGGCCATCAGGGCGCCCGCAGCCGCACGTATCGGGGAGGGTGCGGCAGGGGCCTTGCCTGCCACGTTGCTGCCGGCAGGCGTGTTCCACAGGTCTGCAGCGGCATGCACCGCGCGGCGCTCCAGCAGGCCACCGGACAGGGTAGCGAAGGTGCTGGCGTCCTGCTCGGTGTCAGGCTCGAAGTCGCCGCCCAGGACCTTGCCTGCGTAGGCAGCGGTCTCGGGGTTGCCCCAGCGCTTCGCGTCCCACCCGCCGTTGTAGGCCCGGAGGCTGTCCGGCAGGTTCTTGAAGCGCTTGACGTTCTCGCCGAGGACCTGGGCCGCAGCGTACAGGGACTGGCCGAAGTTGTAGGGATCGACCTTAGCCCCGATGCGGGACTCGATCACCTTGCGGGTGGTAGGCATCAGGCCGAAGTGGCCCTCAGCGCCAGCAGGGGAGAGCATGGCTACGCCGCGCCCGCTCTCCGTACGCCACATTCCATCGAACGTTGACGCAGGCACACCCGCGATACGGGAGGCTTCGGCAAACTGCTGCTCCCTCGGGAGTGTCTGGAAATCGTCAAAGTTCATAGGTTCCTTTTAAGGTTGTTTAAGCTCGCGCTTCTTGTTGGCGTCAGCCTGCTTGGCTGCTTCGCGGGCTATGCCCTGTGCCTTGTGGTAGGCTTCGATCCTAGCGTAGCCGAGGTCCGGGCCAGCTTGATAGGCAGGCACCAGGGGCGCTGCGGTCTCTCGCTTAGTACGGGTACTGGCATAGTCTTGGAGCTGGTGCGCCGAGAAGGTGAAGATGGTAGGGCCATCCGCAGTCTGCACGGTGCCCATGAACCGAGGGCTTCCGGTGGCATCCTGGCCGGCACGGCTGATCTGGGTAGTACCGGCCTGCGGGACCTTGAGCTGGTCCTTGAGGAAGCCCTCGAAGTACGCATCCTCTTGGCCTGCGGGCACGTAGTTGAACTGCCCGCCCTTGCTGGACATCAGCTCCCGGATAGGGGTGCCCTTGCCCGTGTCGCTGTTGCGGATAGCGTAGCCACCGATCAGCTCCAAGCGACCGGCACTGATAGCGCCTGCAATGCCGCGCTCCAGGGATTCCGAGTCCGTCAGGCCAGCGCCTCGCCACTCCTCCACGTTGCCAGCAGCGATGGCAGCCACCGCGTCCAGGGCGTCCGGGCGCAGGTTCTGCTTACCGCCCAGCCACGAGGGCACGCGGGTGTTGGTGACCTTGGACACGTCAGCCGTCAGCTTGGCAAGAGCCTTGTGGTTCAGGGGCTCGGGCTTGAGCACGCCCGTCCGGTCCATCGCCGAGGTGTAGGCGGCGCCCACGTTGGCAGGATCGTTGGCGTACATCCGGGAGAAGCGCTCCAGCTTGGGTGCGTAGTCCTTGAAGTATGCAGCCGCGATACCAGCGCCGCCATCTCCCTGCTTCATCTGCTCGTAGATGCTGACAGCCGCCAGGAAGCCCGCGTCGGGGGCGTCCCGGCCCTCAGCCCCACGGAGGGGTGCAAGGTACTGCTCTTGCAGGATGGGGTTCACGTAGCCGGACTTCTGCCAGTTCTGGCGGATAACGAAGTCGGCGCCCTTGGGGTTCTCCTTGATCTGCTTGTAAGCCTCCAGGTCGATCTCATCGTTGGTGGCCTTGGTCATCATCCGGGCAAGCTGCACATCGCCGTTGGCAATGGCCGAGCTTACGGCCTGGGCCTGCTCAGCAGCCGCAGCAGCCTTCTCCTCAGCCTTAGAGGTCTTGCTGCCCAGGGTGTCGGCCCGGCGGATAGCAGCCTTCTCCTCGTTCTTGATGTAGTTGAGCGTGCCTGCGAGGGAGTTGCTCATTTCGTCAGGGGTGAAGAGGCCCGAAGGATTGCCCGTCAGCTTGGTGAACTTGGCGTTCATTTCCTTGTAGCGGTCGGCGATCATCTGGGGAGTCATGCCATCCGGCGGGTTAGCCGCGTCGCTGCGAAGCTCTGCGATCTGCTTGCCGAAGTCCCAGGTGTACTTGTCCTTCTGCCGGCGGGAGGCCCCTTCGATAGCGCCCTCGACTGCCCGCTGCTGCTCTGCCGTCAGGGCACCGAAGCCCCCGCTGTCGCGCACGACGTTAAGCGCATGGAACTGGCCCTTGTCGGCCATGACCTTTAGGTTCGTGGCGAGGGTCTTGGTGTAGCTCTCCTCGTTGATCCCGGCAGGCGGCATGATGCTGGCGAGGAAGGCTTGCTTCCGGGCGTTCATGTCGGCGTCGTCGATGGTGTCCGAGGAGTACGCCTCGCCCGCTTGCTGCAGACCGGCCGCAGCCGTGGTCATGTTCCCGGACAGGGCGCTCATGGCCTGCTTCTGGACGTAGCCGTAGTGGCTCTTGGCCTGGGCCTTCATCAGGCCGGGCATCTGGTCCGTCATCGTCTTGGCGATGAGCATGTCCGTGGAGGAGTCCCCGGTCAGGTTGCCCTTGAGCAGGCCGGAGAAGTGCTTGGCAGCTTCCTGCGGGTTGAGCTTCTGCAGGCTGTCCATGTTGGCGAGCTGGGTCGCCATCGTCTCGTTGACCTTGGAGCTGACGGTATAGGCACGCATGCCTTCCATAGCCGGGGTGTCGCCGAAGATGCGGGCGTACCAGGGCTGCTGGTCAACCACGTCCTTGATGGCCGCTCCCTCCATCGCCTGCTGCATGCCTGCGATGTACTGCTCGTTACGCTGCTCCTCGATCTTGGGGGCCAGCAACGCCTCGCCCGCCTTGAACAGCAGGGCCATCGTGGGGTTGGGGCTAGTGTCCAGGCGGACATCGGTGCTAGCCAGCCGGTTAGGGCTACCGCCAGAGACGCCGCCCCGTGGCCCGCCAGAGGTGGCAGGGTTAAGGGTGGGCGCCTGTCCGACGGGGTCGAAGGCGAAGCTAACAGTTTGCCCAAAGCCCGACGCGGGGGCACCCAGGGCATTCGGGTTTACTGCTTGATCTGCCATTGATTACCTATCGTCTGTTGAGGTTGTGCCGCCTTGGTAGAAGCTGGCGAAGGGGTCGGCGCTGGGCGCAGAGTCCCACTTGAAGTTGGCGAGGCCCTTGCCAAGTTCGATGATGCTGCCGACCTGTAGGCCAGGGAGCGGGTTGGTGTAGGGCTGGATGGTCTTGCCGTAGTCCGAGGTGGCGATGTTGTCCAGGATGACGCTAAAGTCCATCTGGTCCAGGTCGGCCCGCCCTTGGGCTGCCTGCTGGACGCCGTGGTCGTAGGCCAGTTGGCCGTTGGTGGTCTCGAATTGCTGGCGCTGGATGTCGTTGCGCAGGCGGGAAGTGCCGTCGATGACATCCACCACGCTACCCGTCACCCCGCTGAAAGCTGCCGCAGCCTGTTGTCGCCCGCTCTCCTCTGCCGCCTTGACGTTGGCCGAGAAGCCAGCCTTGGCGCGGATGTCCATCTGCCGCTGGAAGTTGACCTCCGAGCTGTACTGGTCACTCTCGACCTTGTCCAGGACGCGGCTGTTGTAGACGCTCTGCCGCCAGCGGGCCAGTGCCGTGCCGGCGGCGTTCTTCTCGTTGACTGCCGCGATGGTGCGGTTGTTGGCATCGCGGATAGCGTTGCTGGTCTTGGTCTGGGTGCGGGTGATCGACGCTGCGTTGTAGCCCTGCACTGCGGAGGATAGGAGCTGGAAGCCCGCCCCCGCCATGCTGTAGTCCATACTGTCTCCTATGCACGCTGGGTGCGGTTGAATGATTGCCCAATCCACTCGATACCCGTGAAGGTGAGCGGGAGCCACTTGCGCGAGCGGAACGTTACCGTGTACTCGCGGACCTCCTTGCCGATGGCCTGCTGGAGGGTGGCGTCACGGACAGGCAGTACGCCCACCATCGCCGTGGGATCGTTGATGACGTAGGGCGCGGCCTCCTGGGTGACCTTGCCGTTGCGCGTCACGATGTCCACGAAGTAGCCGGAGCTTTGCTTCGTCTTGAGCAGCAGGCGGGAGACCACGGCACGGCCCGAGAGGATAGCCTGCCCATCCTTGTCCCGTGCGAACGGGTTGGTCAGGGTGACGCTGCTCTCGAAGTCGATACCTACCTGTACGGCTGCCGGCGTGCCAGCGAGGATCGTGCTGTAGGTATCGAACCAGTCGTTAGCGAAGGGCGCCCCGATGAGGAAGCGGCCCTGCTGGCTACTGGCGTCTGCAGCGAAGCTCCAGTTGGGGGCACTGGCCTGCACTGCCGGGGGCAGGAAGTCCGTCGTACCGCCTGCTGCCGTGATGTACTGCCGCTGGCTATCCAGGTAGGGACGCGTGCCCAGGCCCGCCGTGAGGGGCAGGAGGTCGCATACTAGCGTCAGGCGGAGGTCAGAGGCCCGGCGCACCCAGAACAGCAGCAAGCCCTGGGGCGAGTAGACTGCTGCCAGCAGCGAGCCGTTGGCCTCGTTGAACACGAACCTGTGCCAAGCGTCCTGCTTGCGACCCTCTTGGGTGTCCACGTAGCTGAACACGTAGAGCGTGCGGTTAGCCGCCCCTTGGTCGGAGTTGCTGCGTACGACCAGCATAGCCGGGCTGCCGGGCACGGTCGTCAGGGCGCCGAGCGGGAAGCGGCGGGTAGCCACGTCCTGCACCTTGGCAGGCATGTAGCCCGTCACGGCCCCCGAGGAGGGGAAGCTCTCTGCGCTGTCCACGAAAGCACCGGGCTGAATCTGGTGGATGGCGATCTTACCCTCGGTGTTGCGAGCGTAGTAAATCTGGCCGCCAGCAGCTACTGGCTTCTCGGCATCGGCGTACACGGTCATGGCGCTGATGTTGGCGCTAGTCGGCGTGAGCGCCTGGGACCCGCTGATGAGGTACTGGCGCCGATCACCGAACAAGACGAGGTTCTTGTTGTAGACCACACTGCTGCGCATGATGTCGTCCTCGCTGCCCTGGGCCACCATTTCAAACGGGTCCTTGATGGGCACGCTGAGCACGGTGCTGCGGAAGAAGTTGAGGTAGTCTCCCGCAGCGCTTACGGCCACGGCTGCCCCGGAGGCGATCAGCAGGCGGTCCTGGAACAGCCCCATGTACGTGATCTGCCCGCCAGCCATCCAGCGAGGCGTCGGGTTGGACACGGTATCGCCCGACATGGAGGGCACGACCTTGACGCCCAGGGCCCCTGCGCCAGCCGGGAGGTGGGACAAGCCCGTGGGGTCTGCCGCGCCGTTGCTGATACCGACGTAAAGGCGCTCGTTGTAGATGGTCGCTTGGCCCAGGCCCAGCACACCCTCTGCCTGACGGGTGCCAGCGGCCTCGCGCCAGATGACTTCCCCGAAGGAGTTGTCGGTCGTGGAGTTGGTGGCCTTAGCCACAGCCTGTAGGTAGTAGCCCGTATTGGCGCCGGTCTGCACGTAGACGATCTGGCCAGCCCGGCCCATGAGGGTGAGCTTGCTGGAATCGTCGATGGTGCGGCCCAGGCCACGGATGAGCGTACCGTCCCCGCCATCGGAAGTGGCGATGTTGGCGAACTGGCTGGTGAACCAGATGTGGGAGCCTGTCACCGTGTTGGGGAAGCCGGCCTGGGATGCTGCCTGACCCAGGGCCACAGCGATAGCCTGGGGAGAAACTGCCGAAGCATTAGTGCCCGAGGCCGATGGCGTTGTGTAGCCCACGGGAGCGAAGCCTGGAAACTGCACAGTGTAGGTGCGGTCGAAGGCACCGCCCCTAACCCAGGCCACTACCGCCGTGTTGGCGTTGGAACCATACGGGATGCTGCCCTGGATGCTGATCGGGGTATCGTTGGTGGCGAACATGATGTATCGGCCGACTGCCGTCACGGCGCTCACCTGCTTGTTGTTCAGGATGTCCTCGACTCCCGTGTTGAAGGACACGTCCAGGAAGTAGCCCAGGGTCTTGTTGTAGCAGATGACCGCAGGCAGCCGCTGCTCCTTTGGCGTGCTACCGTCGCCGGCTTCCCGCCAAAGCGTGATGTACTCCAGGCCCGCCTGAGTGTGCTCGATGACACGGTAGCCGGCATGGCTCAGGCGCCTCAGCGTGTCCGCCGCAGCCGTCGTGCTGATGTCCTTGAAGGCCTTGAAGATGGAACCCTGCCGGCGCGTGAGGCCGGCGACCGGGTCGGGGAGCATGTTGATCTGCTCGGCATGTTGGCCCTCTTGCCGCACCTCGGCCGGCTGGAGGGATACGCCCCGCAGCAGCGAGGACCAGCTACCTGCTAGCTTCATCGGATGACTCCTTGGTCCATAGTGTTGTAGCCGCCGCGCTGACCGGCACTCACCACCCGGCGGATACGCTGGATGCCGACGCTGTTGTCGAACAGGTTGACGTTGCGGTTGCGGATGTGCTCGGTCTTGGCCTCTTGGCGAGCGAGCTGCAGGCGCTGGGCCAGCGAGCGGGTCTTAGTACTGTCGCCGTCGTACTGCTCCTGGAACTCCCATATGGTCTCAGCGGCTATGGCCTCTGCGAACAGCACGGGGGTATCCTCGAAGGGCACGGTACGGATAAGTTGTGCCGCGAACTCCTGGCCCACGGTGAACTGATCCGTACCCCGGCTGAGGTCATAGATCACGCGCCCGCGCTGCACGAGGTTAGGGCGCTGGTGTACCGTGATGGTACTTGCTACGTCCTGGGGCAGGTAGATGCGGTTGTCCGCAGGGCTAACGCGGAGCTTGAGGAACTCCATGTTGAACCACCAGCCAGTGGCCTGTACGCGGCGGTTGATGCGGGTGAGCTTGTCCAGCACGGGCTGGCGAAAGGTGTGGTCCTCAAGGATAGAAGACAGGGGTGCCTCGCCCATAATGGCTAAGCACTCATTCAGTACGTCAAGTTGCGTAGTCACTATGAGCCTTGTTAGAAAATCGAAAAAAACCCTGTATCCGGTTAGGGACACAGGGTTAGTTTTGCCTTACGGCAGGACGATGGAACCGGCGAACTCGGCGCGGTTCGGGCCCACTGCGAAGGACAGGTGGGCGTCCACGAACCAGTGC